CAAGAAGCGGGCTTCGCAAAAGGAGTGAGGATAGGAACAACAGATAAAGCGTTAGAAATTTGAGAACCCATGTTCATAGCAGATTCCACAGGACCAATACCTGCATTTTTAGCTTCAATTTCTGAAGCGTTTCTCTTAACAACACGAGACAGCTTTCTACCCATTTGAGGAACAGCTGCACCAAACAATTCGACATCTTCCAAGTGCATATAGATTTTAAATCCTGCCGTCAAACTTCCAGACGCAGCTGTTAAAGCTACATAAGGATAAAGTCCTATAACTCCCAGCTCTCCAGCTGAGTTTAAAGGTACAGTAGTATGTCTTGTAGGATACCAGTTGAGAGCACTAGAATAAGGAATAACCAACTCACCCTCTGTATCACAATTGAGATCTATTTCAACTCTGTGTAATTGAGAGCGCTGTTTGCGTTGATTGGCGTGGGCATTGATAAAAGCCGTAGTTCGATTACCAAAGGATTGTCCTCCTAAAGGAATCCACGCAAGTTGATACCTACCTTGTTGGAATCTATTGGCGTTAACGACAATTCGTAAAACTATGGTCGCGCGGATACCTAAAAAGCCGGCAATTTTTGCTCCAGGCATAGCTTGCAAAAGAAAATTTTCCATCGCAGCTATAGGAGCAAAAGTACTAACAGTGTCAGTACTCTGGAATACACCGGTACGAATAACTACTGGCTTCGCCAAGAATCTCTTAATGTCTTCAACATTTGGAATTTGAGATTTCTTAGCTAATCCGAGCGTAGGACCCGAAGCATGTGATACATGAGCTGATACTGTGGAAGCATCTGAAACAAAGGTAGTAGTAGCGTTAATGACAGGACCACTATTGTCGAGAATCACATTTGAACCATGTGTGGTTTGGACCTTTAAAGTCTGGTCCATTTGACTTTCATTTGCAGCAAAGCAATACAACACAATTTCCACTCGTTGCTTCAGACAAGTGGTGTGCCCAAGTTGCTCTAGGGGGTTGGGAGGGCTGCTCCCGTCAGACCTTGAGCAGTATGAATAAATATTCTCCGACGTAAATATCATAGCAGTACAAATAGTTTTAGAGCTTGGGTTTTTATATACAAATGCAAGATCACATGATAAGTCGATGTAGATGGCAAGCCATCTGACTTCCACAGCACTACTGTGGATTAGCCGCTTTTTACCCGGCGGACGGGGTTGAATAATAGGCCATAATAGGCCTAGAATTCAATAAAATTCTTCTCTACTTCTAATCACCATTCGAGTAGCTAAATGCTTATGGTGAATAGAGTGTGAAAGTTGAAAGTCTTTAAAGTAAGTTTCCTTCAAACGAATAAACAAAGAGTGGTATTTTTCAAACACTTCTTTGGGATGTAAAGACAATTCTTGATGGGCCATAGACAAATTGTCACAAGTTATCTTTTGCGTAAGACCCCCTGCCTTAGTCCAATTAGGTATATCTAGGATAACATCCAATCTCAGAGGAGCTATAAATGTAGCCGAATCTTCATCATAAATAAACTGCCTCTTGAGATATTCAACTTGATGTAAGCAACGAAGTGTATAGATTTTTGAATCTTTAGCTTCATTGGTAAATGTCATTCCAAGACTCTTCATTGGCTCTGGAAGGGTGGAATCGTTAAAGACGTCCCTGTATAAAGGAGCAACAGTATAAACAACGTCATCTCCCATAACATTGATTCTGACCATTTTTGTAAACTGGTGTATGGGCAGACCTAACTTAATCCAACAACAACGAAAGTTGATGTGGTTCGTAAAACAGTTTATCAATGCTGTTAGGAAGTCTCCACTTGGTAGAGAAGCATCCCATGAATAGACTTGACCCTCAACTATGTGGTAAGAGTTCGTAATAGTCTCCCAAAGAAGCGATCTTATCGCATTTTCTTTAGGATTGTTGTACTCGGAATTGATAATATCCAAGATTTTCCACATCACGAACACATTTTGAGAAGCATCGAAACCAGAATAATCTCCTGCTCCGACACCAGGATCATGCCGATCCTTGAGATTTTCCATTAAGTGTCGAGAAAGTTGATCCCAATCAGCTGAATATGGATTAACTCCTATGGCACACCCGTTT